AGGTTTTTCCGCCATAGGTGTTTCTTTCGCTTTCAAGTCTGCTATCTTCGTTCTCTGGGAAACTATCTCCGGCAGCATTTTTACCAACTTGAAAGCCATCACAAAATCCGCATAGAAGCATTGCGTAACAATCACCTGCAAGAGGTTCGCCTGTGCCACTTGGGTCATCGTTGGGCTCCACATCAACATCTCCTTCCGCTCTTCCAGCTTTTCCATGTCCTGCTTGTCCCGAAGTGTCGCAAGGGCAATCAGCTCCATCATATCCTCGGTACACTCATCGGCTACCCGTAACATCTCATCAAAAGGCTTATCCCCTGTCAATGCCTCGGCAGTAAGTTTCATCCTGCGTATCAACCCCGCTGCTTTTATCAGCCTGCCAGCCGAAAACGGGTAAATCCGCAGCTTTTCCTTCTTCCCGTTAATCTTCTCAATCTCGAACTCCAACGGGCTTTCAATGATCGCCTGTTCCGCTCTTTCTATGATTTTTTCATTCTTCATAACCATTTTTTGGTTCTTGCCTTTGGTTCTTTATTCGGGGGTTTTCCCCTTTTTGAACCCTGCCTGTGGTCGCCCACATAAAGGGACTTTCTCCCGACAGGGTTGGGCGGGCTGATAAGGGTGGCCCCGCTCACCCGATAATCACCCTTAAGGTTCAGGTTCTGATGCCAAAGCAGGTGTCGCAATCCTTTGGAAAGGCTCCAGTTCCCCTAACGGGTTTACCTTTGCCACAACCTGAAGGTTCACACTACCTGCTGCGCTGCCATCACCGCCAGGGGCGGCTGCAATTTTCAGTCTTGGGAAATACCATGTCCATCCTGTCAGGAAGTCAATCCTTACAGTCTTCTCGGCACAATAGGAATCCGTAGGAGCCATCCAAACATCAGTTGTCGTTCCTGTTCCACTTCCCAAATACAGGGCTGCCGAAGCGTCTTCCCAATCCAGCACCTCCCATGTGAGGGTGTCTATGCGCCCGCTCTTGGGGTCTTTCAGGATAAAGGCGGGATAACTCTCGTTTTCCCTGAACCTCTCGTTGAAAGCGGCTGCCACGGGGTTTACCGTAATGGTATCTCCCGCAGGATTCTTGACCTTCAAGGAAGGATAGAACCCATTGACGGCCATTGGAGTACTCTTCACGTCTGTCATGTAGATAGCCTTTACTCCGGCTATGTGTATGTTATCTGTTGCTGCCATATTCTACCTCCTTTATGCGGCTACTGGTGTTTTGATCCTCTGCAACGGAGGGTTCGTTCCGTCAGATATGATCTTACCTATTGCCTGTATTGTTACATTGCCATTTGCTCCTGCATCCCCACCGGGGGCTGCTGCGATTATCATCTTCGGGATTATCCAGCTCCATCCTGTGACGAAATCCACACGTACCGATTTTTCGGCATAGTAGGATTCCTGCGAAGCCTTCCAATCGTCATCGGTTGCTGATGCGCCACCCAAGTAGAGTTCAACGGTGGTGTCATCCCAGTCCAGTATCTCCCATGCCAAACTTTCCACCCTTCCCGTTTTCGGGTCTTTCAACACGATTGCGGGATAGGCTTGGTTCTCACGGAATTTCTCATTAAAGGCAGGAGCCGATGGATTTACGGTAAAGGTATCCCCTGCGGGATTCTTCACTTTGTATGTCCCTGCGGTGTCGGTCTTCAAAGCCGCCAGATTTGTGGCGTCTGTTATGTGAAGGGCCTTTACTCCTGCCAAGTGTACATTGTCTGTTGCCATTCTAATTATTTTTGAATGTTAGTTGTATATTAGAGAAGGAGTAGTTTATCTCCTCCTCGCTTAAAACACTTTGATTGGTTTTGTAATAGCGATACCAGCCACCCTCGGAATTCTCCCCCGTGTAATTGTCTATCACACCGAGAAGCGATTCGGTAAGGCTGTCTATCCGTGCATTGTCCCTTACACGCTGGGAAACGCCATTGATTGTCAGCAGCTTGTCGGGAACATAGATATTGACATTTACTGTCGCCACCTGCTCCCCAATCAGCGAATTTCCTATTGTTCCGACAACGAGATACTCTCCGCTCTGCCCCTTAGGAAATACCGTTTTGAAAACAGGTATCGTCAGGTTCAAACCTTCCAGTATGTCCTTCAAATCCTTAAAGACGGTTGTCGTTATTTCGCCCTCGCTCATTTTCATGGTATCCTCCTTGCTTTACTTTTTTAGGTAATTCACAAATTCCGCTACAAGGGAATCGCTAATCGCATCTATGTAATTCCCGCTCCCTGCAAGCACATCATAGTTTTTGGCCTCCACATACTTGGCGTATTCCTTTCCTGTTGCCCAGAGTAGAATAGTGCCTGTCGGGTACTTTTTGGCCATCTCACGTGCATACTTCTGTGATTCCTTCATCGGCACGGTGTGTCCAAAGGCATCCGCCTTTATCGCACCATTTTGAAGAATCAGGTAGCTTATGGAGTTCCGCAAATGTCCTGTCCTGTTGGTGTACGTGCCAAGCTGTCGGGCTTTCGCACACGCCATCTCGCCTACCTTTGAAAGGAATTCAACGGCCTTTTGGTCGTATTCCTGCTCGGCCCTCTGGCGGATAATGGTCAGGATATTCGGGTTGTCCCACTTTACAGCCATAAGCTCCTGCTTTCAAAAGTCTGTCCGCTGACGTAGTAATCACGTACCACTCCCGTATGCACCACCACTCCGCTTGCGTTGGTGATAACCGCCTGGCATCCGAGGCTTGAAAGAAGCTGCGCATCGCTTATATGGCTCGGCAGAATGACCTTGCACGTGGGGATGTAAACCTCCCCGTTTGCCGTCTGTCGTTCCTCCACCTTGCCCTGTACACGGTTGCACTCGCTCTCCAAAAGGGTCACGGGAGGGGATGCAACGAAATTGCCGCTTTCATCCAACTCGGCCTCGCCAGCCTTTGTTATCACTATCTTGAAGGGAAATCGTATCATGGCATCATATCACTTTACCAATCATTATACGTGTCTATTATCGGTGCGTTGAACTCGTCAGCTACTTCTATTTGGTTTTCCCGTGCAAGGGCCGAAATCCTCGCCCTGATACCCCTTTCGTTGTAGCTCTCGCTCATACCGTTGTTTCCTGCCGAGGAGAAGGACAGTTGCTTTACAAGGAGGTTTATCGCCACCTTTGCCACTTGTTCCTTTACGGCCACCGCTTCGGCATCCAAGCCCAGCTTCTCACACTCCCAGAGTATCTCGTTTCTGTCAACCCCAAACGGGCCAACTTCATATTTTATAGCATCACAAGTTTTCATCGCCTACCTCCTTTAATCTGCGGATATTTTTATCAAACCCATACGGTCGGGCTTGTCAATATCAACGATCATAGCTGCGCCATATTCCATGTAGCGGCCTTCCTCATCACGTGAGGAGGCTATGTAATGGCCATAATCCAGCTCGGTGTAGTTCTTGCCCGGAATCTTGTCTACCAGCTCGTAGGGTTTTACCCAGCGCAGGTTCCCTAACTTGGCGTTGGGGATGGCCGAGATATACCCGTCAGGAACAGCACTTGTTCCCTCGATGTACTCGTTGATGACTTTGATTCTGAAAGGCATTGCCACGGCCTCCAGAAGTGCGTTACCCATTTCGGGGGTGATCATTCCTGTACGCTCATAGCTACCGAACTTGACAACGAAGTTTTCGCTAAAATCGTTACTGGCTGCCAAAAGGTTGAATGTTGCACGGTTCATCTGAAGGATGGAGGCATCACGGCCATTGGAACGCCATCCGCTGATTGTGTTGTCCAGGAAGGTCAGCAAAAGGTTGGTCGGGAAGGGATTCTCATCGTTGGCATCGGCTGTTTCCAGCGGAAGCTCGATCTTGTTGATTTTTACCCTGTCCTTGCCGATGGTTGCGCTGATTTCGCTCTCCCCTTTGAACATCAGGTCAAGAAGCATCAAATCCATACGTTTGTGGGGAGCCAGTACACATTCACGGTAGTCGTCAACAAGGAAGTTGACAATCTCGTTCACGGTAGCGGCATCGCCCTTTTCGTTGAAGGTGTCGATCAATACCTGAAGCTCGGAAAGGCGGTCATTGTCCATCTGGAACTTGTCGCCCAGATAGGCCACTTCGCCATAGCCGTATTTCATGCCCCTTCTCTTGTGTAAGGGTTTCCCGGCATTCTTGTCTATGATGGAACCAGCGAACACGCCTGTGGCTGTTCCGGAATAGGTTTTGAAGGTTCCGTCAGGGTTTGCACGTTTGGGGTCAAGGTAATTCTTCCAAACGATATTATCCTCGCCACGGAGCTGAACTCCCAGACGGTCAATGACTGCTTGTACTTTTGCAGGTTCTTTCAATAATGATTCAATAGTTAGTAACATTTCTTTTTCCTCCTATCATTAAATAAACATAAACCTGTCGCCCAAAGATGCTTTGTCGGCATCGGTAACGGGGATGTACAACTTGTCCTCATTAATCTCAAAGGCACGCCCCAAGAGAGTAACACTTGCCCCTGTTTCAACCTTTACAGGTGCATAAGCCAAAAAGTTGGCGGTGCGCTCTGCAACGAAGGTGTCAGGGTTGTTGGTGGATACGCTGGTACTCCAGCGAAGAACAGTTCCAAGAGGAACGGTATACTCAATACCTGTTATGGTAATGGTGTCGTAGGTTTCTCCAGCGACAAAATCGCTAATCACAATCTCGCTACCACCAAAATACACCTTCAGTGTTCCTGCTCCGGGATCTACAAGACCACTACCCTTGACGATTTTCAGGGAAGTAATCGGGTCACTGCTATAGGCTGCCGCCTCATAAACAACGGCCTCGTGAGCGGTGGTTACGGTTGTCGATCCCTCACCTTTTGTTACTGTTACAGGGAAAAGGACGTCGCCTTTCGAGAAGTCGCATCCTGAGGGGATAGCGGCAGCGAATTCCACCTCGTCATAACCGGCATTGGTTGTTACAATGGCTTTGATTGTTCCGTAGTTGGATTCGTCAAAGGCGATTTTGTCG